TACTGGTTGTAAACCTGCATCTGGAGGCCGAGAACTTCGCGATATGCTGCGGCTTTCTCTTCTTCGCGGCCAGTGCCGAGGCCGACATTGACCGACAGGTCCATCGACGTGTTCCAAGCCCGTGGGTCCACTGACGTGAACTCACCATTGAGGCGCATGAACTGTGGCGCGTCGGCGTGCTTCACGATCAGCTTGAGCAGCAGCTTGAACATGGTTCTCATGCCGCCCTCCGCAAAGTTGCGTGCCATCACCTCAATCTGCCCTGCGGCGGCCTGCACGGTGGCCTGCACGGCTGCTTTGGTGGTTGACTGTAGGCTGTCAGGAGCCAAGCCCATAGACGCACGAGAGACGCCCGTCTTGGACTCAATCATCTGGTCGAAATACTGTGCCGCGCCCAACGTCTGGCCCGCAGTGAACGGGATGGCGAACGGCACGACTGCGCCCGGCTGGCGCATGCGAATGATGCCGCCGACCTCGTTATTGAGGACGTCATCCATGTCAGCCTGCCCCTCAACCACGCCGATGCGGGGCGTGTTGGTCATGGCCACGTTATCCAGTACGCCACGGATGATGGACGTCGCCGCGTCCTGATCGTCCAGAAGCAGGTCAGCCAGCGAATTGCCCCAGAACGAATGGGGGACGGGGTCACACTCAAACACGGCAAACGGAATTTGGTCGCATGGCTCCGCCGACAGCAACTTGTAGCTGTTGCCGCCCATGATGACCCGGTGCAGCGTTGGCGATCCAGTACCGTCGGCGTCTACGCGCATGTAGGCTTCCGTCACCCACACGCTCTTCATTGACGGGTCAATGGCGTTCTCGTCTTCGTCTGGGTTAACTGTGTAGCCGCGGCGCTCGTCGTCCTCTTGGTTCAGGCTGTCACGCCCGCCAAGGTCAACGACGTCGTCATACTCAAAGCCCATGTCAACCAAGTCGCCGACGCGCATCTCGCTGCCGTGGCCGACGCAGTAGCAGTCGTCGATGGATCGTGCGTTACGGTCGATAAAGAAGTCTTCTGGCGGAATGGACATCATGCGAATGTCGCCTGCGGATGACCGACGGATCAGCTTCACGTCGTGCGTCGTCGGCTCTGGCAGTCCCATACCGTCGGCGATAATCACGCCAGCCTCCATCGAGTGTTCGATCACTTCGACGTCGGGGTCGGTGATGACCGCAGAATACTGCATGTCGTCTAAGCCCGTGAACGTGTGGATTTCCGACGTGTCGCGGTCCTCGTAAAACACCTTCACAATGCCAGCCTTCTTCAGCAGTGCGTCGTGGAATGCGTCGGACAGGATGCGAAAGCCGTTCATCTCGTTGAACTTGTAGTTGGCGTAGGTCGTCGCCTGTTCCGCCATCTGCACGTCCTCTGGGCCAGATGGCACATACTCAACTGGTCGGCCCGATGACAGGAATACCCGCATCAGCGACGGCTTTACTGCGCGGATCGTGTCGCGAACTTTCGTCGCCACAATCTTGCTGCGGCCATCCTCGTAGCCGAGGTCAGTCTTGCCGTCGAAGTATCGCTGCGCCTTCACGCGGCCCTCGGTCAGCTCTGCTTCGATGAAGTCTACGGCGTCCGTAATTGCGGCCGACGCGATTGACTCAATCTGATCCTCGGTGAGAGCCTTAAAGCCCTGCTCCTCGGCTTCGACTTCGCCTTCGATAGCGTCTTCGAACAGGTCGAGAATGTCGGCGTCGTCAATCATGTCTTCGGGGTTCATGTGTTGTCCTTACTGGCCTGCGGGCGTGTCAATTGTCATTCTCATCGGATTATGCTCTGCCTGTCGGCGCTCTGCCGACGCTCCTCGCGTTACGCCAGACGTGCCGCCACTAAACAAAACCCCTGCCAACATTCTTGCCAACTGATCCGTTTGCGCGTCCGTCAGCGCCTGCCCCTTCATTGCAGCGTCAAGAACTCGCAAAGATATAAGCGCATCTTCGCCCCTCTTTTCGGTCAATGCCCGCGCAATATCTTGGAAAATACGCTGCCGCTGCTTCGCTGTGTATTCAGATGTCTGGCCCGTTACCGATTGGATCAGAGCCTTTGTCGTGTTAATAGCCTCGCCCTGCATCGCTTGGCCGACGACCCCCGGTGCGGTTATATCGTTAACCGTACCCTTGATGGCCTCTCGGCCTGCTGTCTTGCTGTTCTGGGACATTGCGGCTCTAATCGTTGCCGACTGCGCAGCCTCGTCAAGTTGAGCAAACAAAGCCGGAGCCTCGTCGCCTAGCAGCATCGCCATTTTGCTTCTAGCACTATCGCTGCTCATAGCGGAAAGGGCCGACAAAGCCTGCCTCACGTCCATATTCGGGTCTGATGGAATTGCGCGAACATTTGACACAATTTCATCAATTTGACCGCGCAAGCCAGCCTGCGCCGCATAGATTTCTGGCGGGTCTGCCCGCCTCACAAACTCGCTAACCGCGTCCCTCGATGTCGCGTCGCGAAGAAGCTGAGTGCCAAAATCAACCGCGTTCTTGCGAGTTATCGCGTCTGACGCCACATTCAAAGCAGTCCCATATTCCGGCACTGCTTCTTTCAACAAGTCGCGGGTCTCAGTGGCACGGATGCCAGCCTCGCGCCCAAAATCTGTTTGACCGCCCAAAAGCCCCAGACCGTCGTTGGTGCGATAAATCTCATCCAACGAACGCTTAATCTGATCAACGTCTCGCACAGTTTGCATCGGGTAAGCATTGGACGGGGCGTCGGGAGCCGTCAGCAACCCGCGCTGAGTTGCTTCGGCAGCCCCAAGCGCGTCACGTCGGGCAATATATTCAGGCTCCAAGCTAAGAAGCTCAAGATAATCAGCCCGGTCCGTGGCGTTGTCGATTGAATTTGTCGGAACGCCTCTACCCTCATTGGCCAGCGCCAAGTAGATATCTTCTGGGTCGGCATAGTTTCCGCTTGGTAGCATCCCGTCAAACAATTCGCTCGCGACAAGGTTATCAACATCCTTCATGCCGCCAACCCTAAATAGAGCTGGGTGCGTTTGACTTGTTACGCCACGACGGCGCAATTCTTCTGCTGCAACACCTGACGGATCAATCCCGCCCATGCGCTTAATCTGTGCTGTAAACGGTTTCTTAGCGCCGCCACCTGATGCGTCCAACGCCTCAAAGAAGTCTGCAACCTCCTTAGCCTCCGCGCTTTGCGCCGCGCCCCTGCCTGCCTGTCCGCTAGGGAAGGTAATTTCTGGGGCAAAATCAGCCGAATAATCAGGGAATGTGCTAGACGACCTATTGGCCATTCGGGCATTCCGCGCGGCACGGGTTAAAACCTCTGGTGGAGTTGTTTCTAGCAGTGCCCGCAATTCAGCACCGGCAGGAGAAAACCAATCAATTTCCTGCCCAAAAGCCGCGTCATATACAGCCTTGCGCTCTGCCGCTGTCCCTTGAACAATACCACGTCGAAGCGCCTCTGGGTCGCTGGCCTCGCCTAGTGCGCGGTTTAATGCCTCAGTAACCTTTGAGCCCGATCGGGACATGCGCGCGTCAATAGCGCCGCGCACATTCTGACCAGCGGTTCCTCCTGATGCGGCCGTTGCGTCAAGCAATGCCTGCGCGGCCTGCCCGGCGTCCGCAAGCATAGCCTCACCGCCTGCGCGGTTTAAATTTGCAATGGCTGCGTCAATGTCGCCGCCTTGATCAAACGTATTCTTGATGACCTTCGCAGCGTTCTCTGAAATGTTAAACTCACGCGCAATTTGTCTCACGTCACTGCGACGGAATAAACCAATAACATTCCCAGCAACCTCAGAAACAAGTGGGGCAGCAGCGCCGAATGCCGCACCAGCAGTAGCGCCAATCGCAGCGCCGCGGCCGCCTTCTGCCACGCGCTCTTGCGCACTGGTGCCTTCGCCTGACCCGTATATGCCGCCTTCAATGCCGCCAGTAAGGCCGCCCGCCGCAAGCCCACGCAACACTTGTGAGCCACGGCTGCCTGCGCCCACCGCAGCGCCTAAAGCCCCAGCCACCGCTTGCGGCGCAGCAAGCGTTGCCCCAACCGCCGATGTAAGTCCGCCAGCAAGGTTCAGGCCCAAAGTCTCGCCGGGACGCTCCCGCTGCATGGCGCCAGAGAGCGTTCGCATTCCCGCTGTCGCCTCTGGACCCGCAATGGCCCCCACCATCTCATCTATACGGGAGCCGATAAAAGGCGCGCCCCGCGCAAACTCACCAGCGCGCGCTGCGTATGGGTGCTGGGCCAACACCATCTTGTCGCTCTGCTTCTGAGCAATATCCTCCGGTTCAGCCCCAGCCAAAAACTCCTCAATGGCCGCTGGGGATATGCTGCTACCGCCCGGACGCATCAAGTGCCGACGGCCAGTTGCACTTTCCAGCACGCGCGTGTCGCCACGCTGGGCAATAACGCGCAGCGCGGTAGACGCAAAGTCTGGGGCGCTTGCCATAGCCAATGCCTCTTCCTTGCTAGTCGCGCGGACCTCAAAGTTAGCGTCGCCAATTCTGACTGGATATGACTGCTTGACCGGCTCACTCATAGAATTGGCTCCCCAACGGAAATGTTGTTAGATGGGCTTGGGGCCGCGGTCGCCGCCCCACCGTAGTAAACCTGACTAGCAACAGGATCATTTTCAATTAGACCCATAATTCGTTTTATGTCTTTAAGGTTGCCAGCCAAAACCTTGGGATCAGTTGACTGCTGCAAACTGCCGTATGCCGACATAAGCAAGTCAAGTTCTCTCTCGGTCACCGCGCCCAACGCAGCGCCTGTTTTTGACGCAGCGCGCATTTTAGCAAGCTGGTCAAAAGCAATAATAGATTGGATTGCTTTGACCTCATTCCTAAACGTGACAGCCTCTTGGTTTATACCTGCCGAGCCAAGAAGGTTCCCCACAATGCCCGCTTCTGGCAGGTCAAATAAGCCGCCCGTTTCAAGCATCCCAACAAGCTGGTCTACTTTTTTGTCAACTACGCTGCCCTGTTGACCAGTCTGCGCGGCAGCGGAATCTTCACGTCTCGCTGCGTCGGCTGCGGATGCGTTTACCTCAGCTTCAGCCCTGCTGCCGGGAATAACTTCCGCGGCGCCAGTTTCAACGTTAAGGCGCTCGCCCGGTTCCAAACCATACTTGGCCCCATAGAGATAATTCCCAGTGCCAATGTCACCTGTATTAACTGTCGTTCCGCCTTGGCTCATGGCCCTAAACTTTTCGGCCGCCTCTGGGCCCTCTGCCGCAAGGATGCGCTGGTATTCTGCATAATTCTGCATCGCAGCAGTCTGGTCTGGCTTCGTAGAGACGGCCTTCTGATAAGCCTGCAACACGGCAGCAGGGTCACCGCCAGCATTCAGCATCTCAACAAATGTTTCACCGCCGGGCTGCTGTGACAGCCACTGAGCCGTCTTGCTTGCCCGCTGCGTAAGGTCGCGCTGCTGACGGCTTGCTTGGATACGACCTGACAGTCCCTCGTCTGGGCGTTGCCGCAGCGTGTTTGCTGCCATCGCGAGGTTGCCCATTGTGTTTTTGAACTGGTCGCGCTGGTAGAACGACATCGCCGTCTGATCATGCGCCGACGGGTCACGCTTCTGGATACCCATCATCTCAAGTATGCCCTTCGGGGCTTGCTGTGTCGGCGTCATTGGCTGTGCCATCGGCTGTGATCCTCGTGTGCTTGCCCTGCTCTGCGGAGCGCCAAGAATGGTTGAGACGTAATTCTGCGTCTCCTTAAAAGGCGGAATGCCGCCGTGCTTGCGCACGTTGCCGGGGCC